CTCCAGGATATTCACTGTCAAACTGATCAAGCCATATAGTGTCTGCGGCACCACCAATCAACTTGATTGATACCTTGTGCTTTTTTGCTAGTTCGCTCAGTTCACGATAGAATCGACTTACAAATCGTAAGTGCATGGTGCTATCAATTGTATCTAAAAAATACGTATCAAAATCCATGTGATAAGTTGCTGGTGCAAAATCACGATACCATTCAGTTTGAAAAACCAAAATATCTGTCACTCTATCACGCAAAAAATCTCCAGTTCCTGAATCAAAAAATTTGTTCAGTTGCTCTAAAATATTTTGATTGCTGTTCCCGCCCTGACTTATATTAATCACAGCTCTGCCCGACTCACGTAGATATTGACATACTCCGCCGTGCAGTATATTGGTTGGACCTGTATAGCGTTGTGGCCACTCACCATATCCCCAACTATCACCAGCAATCAAAATCATATCTTTATCACTGCTGGCCAAACCAGGTGAGACTCTTATCAAGCCAAGGCAACAACAAATCGTGCTGACAAAGATATCCGTGCTTGTTAATGCTGTCCACTGCGCTGGCAGGTAGTAGTCCCTGCTCGGCTAGATTATACCAAGAAGTTTTTCTAGGATCACGTGGCAGGTGATTGCTACGATAAACTATGGCCCGTAGCCAGGGATCATTGGGCTGTTTGGAAAAGAATCCTGAACTACAATCCCATCCGTTGACTGCCAGCATGTGTATGAGGCTGACCAAGGTATGATTGTAATAACAACCCGACGGCTGATCAAAAGCCAGTTTGTTAAACTCAATATTGGTAGTTTGTGGAACTATCAAAACCAGCATACCGTTTTCAGCAGACAGGTGCCACCAGTTACTCAATGTTTTGAGAGGGTTAGTCATGTACTGAAATGTGTCATGACACCAAAGTACATCATACCCACGCTTGGCCTGACACACTGTTTCAATATCTACCTGTTGGTAAGATGCTGAAACTTTGGCTTCTGTTGATAACTTTTCCAACAGATCCATCCCAGTGCATTGTATCTTCAATGGCAATGGATCCTCATCTCTAGTGGTACGAGTAGCCCACCATTGTAGGTCTAGTGCTTCATATCCGCAGCCAAGATCTACCACACGTCCTACACTTTCCATAAAATCATCATGTTCATACAACTCATTGAGAGTTTGAAGACTGTGTTGATGACTTTCTTGTGCGTTTTTAAAATGTACCATTAATCAATCCGTCTAGAGCTTGTTTGTGTTTTTCAAGTGCAGTATCATGTATATGTTTTATTAGATTGGCATTGTTTTCAAGTCGAGACCAATGTTGCTTGCGCATTGATGCTAGGTCTGTATTTTTACAAACACCAGCAACTAACTGCACTACTTGAGTCATTCTCACCCAAGGATCTTGTGTTTGATCGTACGCATGATTGTCAAACACATCATCAAATACATCAAATCCCATTTTTCTTACTTCAGCAACCAACCCAGGAACTGCATACCAAATAGGAAACTGATGCCAGGCCAGAGCCTTGAAAGTTTTCTCCGTAATAAAAATACTGCGCCAGGTGTTAGGGTCAATCTGGCCGGAACTTTCTACCACAAGATTTAGCGGTGCTTGATAAAACTTTTGGTGGTCAATTCTGTGTTGGAACACTTGATCGGCCATGGGCCTATCTACTATCATTGGAAAAGGTTGTGGGTAAACCAGATTTTTAACTTCTTCGCTGGTATCAACACCGTTGGTTCCAAATGTCATAATCATATCATTGACATCGATCTTTGCTAACAATCGTTTGGCTAGATTTCCACGACCAATGCTGGCTCGACGCATTAGGCATACCAGTTTGTGAGTTATAGGTATTGTAGACCAGTCTATGTGGTAGTTTTCAAGATGCATGTACCAGTTACCGTTGTAGATCAATCTATCAGGCAAGCTGACAGCAGGATACGGTAACAGCGTCACATCCTCAACTGCACTGAATGCCACTCTTATGTTAGATGAGGGTATCTTGAGTTTAAAAATCAAATATTGGTAGAAGTTGTAAAAATCTTGCGATGATATACCTTCGGGTTTGAGATCAAAAATCCAAATGAAATTTTTTGCTTCTTTTGGGGAAATATTGCTTTTTTTACAATCCTGTAAAAATATTGTTTGTAGTGCTACCTCTCCCGCTCGTAACACATCGGCAGATATTTCTTTCCAAAGAGCATAATGAACTATGTTACCTGCTTTGTGCAATCTTTCAGGCGGTGCCTTGACTCCTGGTAATAACTCTTCACTCATATTTGTATGTCCTCCATTCCGGCCGTACGCAATCTCACAATGTGACCCATCTGCCATTGCTTGGTATCTAAGCCTTTCATGATACCCAGCCAACGGTTGCGTAACAATGCTACTTCATTAATTATAGTTTCAAAGTCAATGACTTCGTCTTCACCATCTACATATTTTTCTGCGTCGCGAGATGTCAGTGCTCGTGCGTAGCCTTCTAAATATTTTTGGAAATGTCTACGACGTATCTTACGCAGTTGTATGTTGAGATAGTTCAGCACTGCTTCAATCTCTTGTAGTTGATTGAATCTGTGTTCAGTGATTCCAGGCAGAGCTGAAATGTTTTTCTCTACTAGGCCGCCAATACGGCATTCTTTCTTGGCTTCATCTAACTCTCGTTCATAGTGTTGGATGAAGTCAGGTATATTGGCAAGACTAGCTGTTACTTTACTGTACCACATGTTTAAGCTCCTTAACAAGCCATGGAAATGTTTGTTTCCAATCTAACTGCCTACGGCGATCTATTTCATTAAGGAATACCGATAGTTGATAGATTTTATTATCGTCTCGATTGCATGAGTCAACTTGCAGTTTGATTCCTGTCATGTATTCTTTGGCTTGTTTTTGTTGCCAGGTTTCGGTGGGCATAACTTGTAGTATAGCATCAAAATCTGCAGAAAAAAAGCCTGGACCAAAAATACCTGGATGTAAAAAGTCATGGGTCATAACCGTGGTAGAAAAATAATGACCAATCTCTCTTTGCGTTCTAAGTTTATTGACAAACTCGATGAGTTCAGGAACCGTTTTGATTGTCAGTGCTGACAAAGTCTGATTGATATTTACAGTAATCCAGGACTGTTCAGCAATCAGAGTAAAGTTTTTTTTCCATTGATCAATATTGATGCCGTATCTAACATACTCTTGTTCTTTACCAAAACAATCAATGCTGGCAGTTAGATCAAATCGTTTGATTTTTTTGTTTTCTACTAGATTTTTTATTCTCTCTAGTAGAGTAACTAGTTTGTTGGTTTTGATTTTTAGATTGCTAATCACATTAAACTCAAGATCAGGGCAAGGATGCTGTTCAAAAAAGTCTATACAGTAATCAAACTGTGGTTGGTAAAAAGGTTCTCCACCTAGCACATGAAATCTCTTAATAGATTGATGATTGATTTCTAACCAACTCCAAAACTTTTCTGTTAATACTTGCTTGGTTGAGTTAGGGTTGCTTTGATTGTCAATGATCACACCGTGTTTCTCAAATCTTCCAAACTTGTTATTCTCAGATTGTATCTGGCTTGAAAATCCATCCCAACAGTACAAACATGCCATGTTGCACACATTGTCAAAGTACACTTCAACTATACGAGGAGTGACTGTTAAACTATTATGTTCTACATCTAGTTCCGGAGGATGCATGTCTGGTATAGACAAATGAAACATACGATCACTGGATCCACCAGCATCTTCAATGTTCTTACAATATTCACAACCGCCGGCAGGCCACTGGCCGTTGAGCATGAGCTCTCTATCTGCTAGTTTTTTAGGAGTATTGTGAAAAGTTTCAAATGTTGACGGTGTGAGTAAATCTGCATCAACTCTGTGACAAGAACTGGTAGTGCCATCATAAAGACGGATGGTACTCCAGTTCCATTTAAGCTGACATGCTGTGGCAGTTTTGATTGGAAAATATTTTTTTAAATCCATTAATAATCATCGTCGTCATAACTGTCCTCGAGTTCTTCCTCGATCTCTTCTTCTTTGAGGTAGTCGGCTAGAGCACGTTTAATGTCTCCATCGCCTTTGAAGGCGGTTTTGATTTCTTCTGCGTCTACATCATTGTCGATGAGAATACTAACCACAGTCTCTGCGGCTTCATTGCGGTCCACTGAGTTGACGTATCTTTTTACTTCTGTCCATATTTCGCTTGCTAGTTCAACTGACATCAGGTTATTCCTCCGT